TTTAACTTCTACCAATCCTGCACGCTGATATATCTGCATTAGAATCTGTTGCCAGTTTTCTTTATCGATTTTATACATATTATTTTCCTTTATAAAAGTTAAGCGTAGTATGAGACCAGTATACCACCAGAGAATCTCATATATCTAGTTCCATAGGGGGTGGTTATAGTAATAGTATTTGAGATACCGTTACCACCGCTACTCCTGTAAGTACTAGCTGAAATTTGTCCGTTTGCTGTTATTCCTCCCGTAACTGATACCCCATCCCCGAATATACCCCCGTTTACTGATAAAGTTCCTCCTGTAAGTAAGACTGAGCCTGTCATAATAAGAGTTCCAGTTATAGGGTTTATTCCATATAAGGTTGCTGTTCCTCCGTAAGTTCTCTCTCCAGCCATTGTACCATTAGTAACCTTTCCGGCACTAAGACCTACTGCTATTTGTCCGTCGTTAACTTGACCAACCAATCTATCAGCATAAATAGTTCCTGTGAAAGTAGCACTTCCACCGCTAATACTTAGACCACCCCAACGTAGGTCTCCATTACCACGCAGATAATTTGCTCCATCCGAAGTCTTTAGACCTAGAGAATCTATAACCAGTGTGCCTATATTGCCTACACTAGCAGATAAAGTTCCTGAGAAAGTACCAGTAGCACCACTCAAATTTCCTGAGAAGTTTACATTACCAGTTCCATCTACATAGAACTTGTTTGTCCAAGTACCACCTACGTTCGCTTGTATCTTTATACCGTTCGTGGGGTCTAAGAATATCCTACTATTGCCTTGTTCTATAGTTAATGTGGCATTGTTTAAATATGCTCCCGTTTCATCTAGGGTGAAATTGTTATTAGCATTACTAATAGTTAAACTACTACCTGCCAGCAGTCTTCCCACAATTACGTCAGCAACAAGACCGAAGTAATCAGTTCCACCCACGCTTACTTTACCCAACGCTAATTTGGAAGTGTTCCATGAATTATCAGTGAAGGCGAGAATACTACTTGTTAACCACATCTGAGTCGGGTCATAATCCCGAATGCTTTCATTGTAAGTTCTACCGCGCAGACCATTCTGATTTATTATTATTTCTTGATTGGCATTGTTCAACAAATTATTGTTTGTAGTATCCAAAGCTGAAGTTATGAAAGTTGTAACATCGCCTTTATAATCTGTATCCCAATTCGACCATTTAGAAGACTCGAAAGCTACTGATGCCCCTGTTTTAACAACCTGCCCTATTAAGTCTGAGTATGTGAAGTTTCCGTCATCTAATCTCACTCTGTTGCTAAAGGTCATTGAAAAAGATTCAGGATTATCGAAAGTGAAAGATAGCTCTAATAAAACAGTTTGAATATAGACATCTCTTTCCACTTCTGCCGTGACCACGCAACCCATTTCTGTTTGAGTAGTGAATACTGAAAATTCTGGTAAAGCAATATAATTTACTGCTTCCAGTTCAATCTCATATCTAGGCTGAGATATTCTCGACAAAACGTTTAAAGATTGGTCGTATAAAGATTGAGATACTGCTTGAATCTCTACGAGAGTCATAGAATCTGTTTGAATTATATTCTCATTCTTATATGTGTTCTCATAGATGTATGTACTAACTGCTACGTTTATAGCTTGCAATTGAGCAGTAACATCTGCTATCTGAACATTCTTGTTTGTTATTTCAATATTTTTACTATCAATCTGAGTTTGTTTATCTGCCATCTGAACGTTTATGTCAGAATAATCAGAACCAGTTTGAATTCTTAGTTTTTGAACACCCTGTAAAGATAAATAGTCTTCTGTTAAGGTTGCCAACTCTGAATTTAAAACTAAAAGCTCACTATTGTAAGTTTGAAGCGTTAATAAGAGGGATGCGTAAAGTGGCTGATTGGTTGCTACCAATAAGTTCCACGCAGTAACAGCAGTAACCAGACCGGAAGACATCCAATCTTCCGACAGATAATAAGAAAAGTCGTATATCTTATCTGTACCGAGAGGGTTTACCGAACGTATGTTTAAGTCGCCACCACCATACACGCTCAAACAGGTGGTTATCTCATCTGACTTCTCAGAGAAACTAGCACTCTTTAGAACATTGTCGAAGCTGAGGAATATGTCTGTTTGAGAAGTAGCATTGTCGATTGTTTTAGCCGATATGGTTTTTGTAGTATTGTCAAATATAAAAACAGCTTCAAAAGCGTTAGCAACATCCACCGTTAGGAAGTTGTAGATGTTAGTGTTTGAAACATCAAACGTTCTATATTTCAGAAGTATCTCTGCGTCAACAGTACCTACAGACCACGTTGGAGCTAAAGCCAGCATATCACTAAGGATAGTTCCACTTGGGGATAGCAAGTCATATAGCTTTTTAGTACCCCCATAGGCAGTAACTTTTTTCTGAATCAGTTCTGCTTCAACAGAGCGACAGGATACAGACTTTATCGGAGTTGCCCCATCCATATCTTTCACTGCATCATCAATCATAAAATATCCGTACCCGTTTATAAGAACGAGTCGTTTGTTTTGAATATGACGATATGCTTCTAAAATAGTTTGTCCACCGTCAATGCTTTCAGGGAAAGAGAATGTAAACTCGCTAAGAGCGTTAAACTTCAAAGATATCTGTGTGTTATATGCCAAACCTAAAGAGTATAATTCTGTTCCATCTGGGTTACATAATATAATAGAAGGATATTCTGGTACACCGAAATAATCGAATAATTGGTTCACTTAACCCTCCTATCTACTGTATGAACAATCATATTAACCACCAAGTTTTTTGGCTATGTATTGAGTGGTCATCGCAATGTTAGCTACGTTGCCTTGTATTCTTAGATTGTTTACTGCTGGAATTAATCTGAGGAACTTCTTATTGAAGTTAGATAATCTTTTTAATCCCAGACTCGATGAAATTGTTTGATTTGAACAATCTACGGTAATTACTTCGCCAGCAGATAAACCTGTAAACGAAAACACTCTGCTAGAGTCACTACTATTTGTTATAGAAACGTCTCCACCTAAGTTGTTCATGGTTATTACCAAGTGAGGATATAAGTATCCTCCTGTATCATCAGAACCGTTGAAGTAAACTACACTATCATCTACGATAGAAGAAGTATAAGTATAATTTATAGTAGATGGAAACTTCCAAGCAAACGGGGAATTACACTGTACTTGACAAGAAAATCCCTGAATCAGATTTCCCACTCTAACTATAGTAGGGTCGGTAAGAATACAATCGAAATATATGTCTCTAATATCAGCTTGGTCTATTTGAAGTTTCTTGTAGCTTCTAGAACTGAACAACCATTTCTGAACTAACTGGAACATTTCAGCGTCCATCTCGTTTTCAGCAAACGCTGAAAAAGCAAAATCTAGTTTTGGGGCAGGAGTAGCTCCGTAAAAGTACGGTTGCGCTCTTCTAAATATTTTCTGTTCTAGTATTTCCATACTTGAAGAACCCATAGATTTAGATACTTCTTGAGAATCTATATCCATTATTTTCAACCCGTATGTTTCACTAGGTATGCCATCATAAATAAAATAGCTTCCGAAAAATGCCATCTATAATTTCCTTTCTAACCCAGACCGTTATTAAACAGTCTGGGTTTTTTTAAAGTAAATTCTACTTCAATATGTAGTAGTATTCGTTATCGAGCCACAGGAAGATTTTTTTATTATTCTCATCTGAAAACTCTATAAAGTAGTTATTTTGTGAGTTATATCTAATTAACAATATACTCCCTTTGTATACATTTATATCGTTGGTTTCAATGTTGTAACTCATGAAAGACCTATTCTGATTAATATCAGCGCACACGCGGGTAACATCACTGCACTTTAAACTAAACAGTCCTAAAACAATCAATATAATACATGATAAAATGAAGACCATCGAGATATATACAGCTTTACTATTAAATTCCATACGATTCTGCCCTTCTTGTGTAGCCACGATTATTCATGGCATCATTGATTTTCTTTACTACCGAATTTGTAATTTTTTCCAAGTCTGGAATAACCGACTTGTCCAAAGAACCTGCTACATTTATCGGCATGTTTATTTCTATCCCTCCCGCTCCGGAAGAAGAACCTTGAACAATGGCAGGAAGTGTTGTTTCCATGAAATTCTGCATTTGAGCAGATGTTACAACTAATTCATCGTTCATAAGTTTAGCAAAGGTCTCATTTGATTTCAGAGTGGTTGTATTGCCTACCATACCTCCATCGTGAAACTTCTTTATTATATCTATTCTACCACCCGTAGACTCTTTTACTGGAGTGGTAGTTCCGGTTGCATTAGCTGTAGATGACATCTGAGATAAGATTACAGCTAACTGAGAAGCGAAGTCTCCTAGCGATGAAGCGTTTATGCCTTCGACAGCTTTGATAGCACTTTCTATCTGAGCCTTGAAAGCTTCGTAGTCAGCATCTAAGGCTGATTTCTGTTTCTCTACCGAATGCTCCAATTGAGTATTTTCCAACTCCTGTTGTGCCTTAGCTAAATCGTCTTGTAGCTGTAGTCTACGTGCTTGTGCTTCAGCAGATGTATCGAATTGTAATGTGGCTAATTCGTTTTGAATGTTTAGAATATTCTTATTTTTCTCTTCTATATCTTGCTGATAACTACGTTCTGTCAGCATGGTATCGAGAATATCTTTTCTAGCATCCAATATATCTTTGTATACATCCAATTGGTCTTCTAGACCTTCGATTGCACCCTCTCGTGCTTCGTCAATTTGTGTCTGTAATTCTGG